TATTGTCCTTAATAATCTTATCTCTTGCTAAAGCTGTTATGGAGCACAGGTATATTACCAGTGCCCCAAAAATTATATAACTACTTAACTTGTTCATCATTATCCTCGTCTTCATCTTGTTTACTTGAGGACTCTAATGATTTAAGTTCAGATTCATATTGTTCTCTTGGCGATATAATACGATCATCTTGTGATATCTCATCTTTACCACCAATATCATCATAATCAGTAGGTAAAGCATCATTGTTCTTAGCTAATTCAATGAAAGCAGATCTAGGAATTAAACCCCCAGAATACCATTCAGTAATTAGTCTCATCCAATCAGCCCCACGAGGTGCAGGATTGAAATCACTAGATAAATTAAATCTAATATCAGCCTCTTTGATATCAATATCATATCTCCAGTTAACTAAATGTTTAATGATCTTTTTCATAGCCTCAGATACTTTAGCATTCAATGTAGCCAAGGCTGCATTTTGAGATGCGTTACGTAACGATAGGGCTACACCAGATTGATCGGAGTTGTTAGGCTCTAGGCTTAACATCTTAACACCAATTCTAGTTAGTTCGTCATATCCATTCTTAATAGCTGCTTCCATATCTTTTAAAGCGTCTGTAGGAGTTTGTAATGTCTCAACTGTGTCATCCTTATTAACAAACATCCAAGTACCAAGACCTTGTTTAACAAGATCGTTCTTTTCAGCTTCTGTTAATGAATCAGACTTAACTACTGGTGTATAGGTAGCAGATAAATATAATAAGTGGTTTCGTCTACTTATTTTATTGTATAAAGCTATTTCTCTATTCACAATAGGAGTCATCATTGGGTCTACAGTATCAACAGATCCATTTAATGGGTAAAAGGGAATGAAATTCATTCTCTCACCATTCTTAAATAAGTTATCATTAAGACCTGTACTAATCCACTCGTCAGTTAATTGATCAAACTGATAATCAATAGCACCATCAATAAAACTTGGTGTATCTGACGTGTTTCTAACAAAGTTCTCAATAATATATAATCCATTCTCATCTAATTTGTGTACTTGTACACTATCAACGTATTTAGGGTGATAAGGTGAGTTAGGATCATAATCTAAAGTAAAATATCTTGTTATAAGTTGATCTAACTTAACTTGACCTTTAATGTCAGTTGATGTTGACCAGTTAATAATATTCTCAGCTGTGTGTAGCACTGGGTAAGGCTTAACCTCTCGTCTTTCCTCAGGGCTTAGGCTGTCTAAATCAACAGTAGGATAATCTATTTGGATCCAGGCTCTTGATGTTTGTAATTCTTCCCATAAAGCAGTACCTAAAAATGATAATAAGTTAGACTTATCACCACCGATATCGTCTAATATCCATTGTTTAGCACCCTCAGGGGCATTGTTAATTTCTAATAGGGGTTGTTTTCTTAATAAACCACCTATAATCATTTTTGAAAATTCTGATGTAACGCCTGGGACTTCGGCCTCGGCTTTGTAGAAATCGTATTGAGATTGGGTCATTGTAGGGTTAAAAGGCAGTAATAAGTTATCTGAACTTGGTACTGTATCGAAATCTTTTGTATAAGATGGCCCTTGGATGACGGCTCTGTTTCTTTTCCATTCGTTTACTTGGCTTAGATACTCATCATTAGGGTATCCAGGCCCTTTTTTCTGTTCGGTAGTTTTAACTACGCTTGAATTTGTGTATTTAATTGACATTTGTGTGTTTCCTAAACATTAGTAGAGCAGATCACGGACTTACTCAGGTTGAATAAAGTTTTGATTGGCGTAATACCAGATCAAGTTAATTTTTGTTTACAACTATGTGTGTTTGGCCAAGCCTGAAAATTTTAAAAAGGGGTTGTACCCCCAAAGCCTCAAGCCTTAACAACTATTAGTATACATACCGCAGATAAAGACCCACCCCCACCCCCCCTAGGCCCATGGCCCACAGCGTAATGCTGTAAGACTCCAGTCAAAGCCCTTAATGTTGGGGGCTTTTGGCTTTAGGCTTGGGTGTAGTTTGTAATGATTCTAAAAAACTTTTTGGCTGTCAGTTGGGTATTTGGATACACAAACCTACGGCTGTAAACACAAATAAGTGGCTATTTATATAACACTATAGGGCTATTAAACAACGTTTGATTATTTGATTAGCATGTTAATAATAACTACTTACTTGTTAGCCCAATTTTGCAACAGGGCTCTTAGAAACTCCACGATCTATCACGGATAACAGCGGGTTTCTTTTTACCGATAGGGTATAAGTACTCACAAATGTATCGGATACCATCTGAGAAGTGTTCAGTGTTCTTAGTCTTGTCTATAGTAGCATTATCCATTCCAGTAGTTTGACCTACCTTCCAGGCTGTCTGTTCCATAGACGCTATAGTTCTAGTACAGTCCTTATTAAAGAACAGTCTACTAACACCATTAGCATCCTTTAATAGGCTGTTAACACAGTTAACGCTGTCTATTATAGGTGGTTGTTTTGCTCTAGCACATACTCTGAAACCTGCATCTCTTAATATAGAGAAGTCAGTAACCCCAGTAGCTGCACTTGTCTTTCTAGCATTTCCCGAAGCGTCAGGATATACTGTAATATCTCGGTTTTTATATTTAGATTTAATCTTACGAATTAATTGATGAGTATCAGCAGATCCGTATAATTCCTCTAAACAATGTAGTTGATCGCCTCTATGAGCGAATACACTACTGGCCATGATTTTAATATTGAAGTCAATGGCTATATGAACAGGCTCTTGCTCACCTAGTGGTAAGAGATTATCAGAAACATTCCATTCTCTTGAGAAATTATAAAACACACTATCTCCAGTATTGTTAAATGTAGCACAATACTCTTGCTCATATGTCTTAATATCTAATGTAGCCTTAGCTAATTCTAATTCTTCTTTCATATCTGGTCTTACAGACTCCGCAGTAAATTGCCAAGATTTCCATATACCCGCCCTATCTTCTTGTCCTTTATTAAATAACTCATAAAAATCACCCTGGACACCTTTTGGTGTTGAGATGATAAGTATCTTAGCTTTTCGTTTAGGATCGGCTGCCATCGGCAATACTACCTCAGTAAAAGCGTGCTGTTTAATGAAGCTAAATTCGTCCAGTACAATTAGACTTGGAGAAGGCGAGATCCCCCGCAAAGAGTCTGGTCTATCGAATCCTTTTAAAGAAATTTTAGATCCGTTAATAAAGCGTAATTCTAGATCCATTTCTCTTGGTAAACCTTCTAAATGAGATCTATGAACAATTGTTTTCAGCGTAGTCCACATTGACTCACGAATCATACCAATAGTGGGCCCGATTAAAATGGCACGTTGATTTCTGTGTTGTAAACAATGAGCATATGCCATAACAGAAGCTAAAAAGCTTTTACCCGTTCTTCTACCCGCAGCAACAATCTTAAATCGTGCTGAGTGATCAAATACTTCCTGTTGAAAAGGAAATAAACTTAATTCGTAATTCTCATTCATGTTTACCTTTATTATAATAATTTATTTTAAATATTTCATGTAATAATCGGCAAACAAATTATTATGTTCCCAATGTTTAGTGTTTCAATTAATAGCCTTTATTCTATCAGATAATCTATTGGCTCTTTCACCAACTTGCTTAGCCCATCTAGAATCTAACATCTCAACAGAAGCGGTTTTCCAATCTTCATCATGAATTGCTTTTATAAATTTTTTAAATTGACTTAAACGAGGTGCACCCATATTAAAGCACATATTAACAATTACTTGTTGAACTTCCTCAGGCATTTGTTGTAAATTACCAAATACTTTTTCAGATTCAGATATATAAGTCTCAACATCTTTATCAAATACACTATTAACTCTATCAACGGCAATAGGCGTTCCACAAGGTGAGCCATATTCTTCGTCTTCAGGAGTTACTAAATGTCCAATACCAAATGTCTTATAACCAAGATGGTCATCATAAACTTCGTATTTAACACCCTCATCTATTTTTAGTTGTTCTCTTAATTTACTTGTATCCATTAAATTTCCTTATTTACAAATACACCCATAAAAATAACCACTTTTGTCATTCATAACATAAGTGTTTAAATCATTAATGTAAATTGTTAATTGATTTCTTATTAAATCACAAAGTTCAAAACAATCAACTTTAGTGACTAAGGTTATACTATCTAACACCTGTTGTGTAACAGGAATTAAATTATATAACCCATCATTTAATATTATTAAATTTATCATCATCAAATATTATTTTAAATTTTGGCAAGCCTTTTAAATAGCTTGCTCTTATTCTGATATTTAACATATCATTTAAATATACAGGTCGATCTCTCTTTGGAAGACTAATTCCTTGAAATATTGTTGCAACGTTCACTTTCTCAAGGGAATCCATAATGGATAATTGTAGTAACAACTCAAAAAGTTTTGCAGTACTTTTACTTGTAGAAGTAAAAATAATTTCTTTATGATCAACCAACTTACCTTTAGCAGTATTACTACCAAAATAAGCTTTCAAAGCTTTACCAGATTTACTGGTGAATCCGATATACCTCGTACCGTCTGTGTAGAAAGTGACATACACATTATAAACTTTCTCAGTTCGTTTCGGCAGATTCTTTTTCATCTTCATCATCGCTTTGAATTTCATGTTCAACCACATTAGCATCTTTAATCTCAGGCTCTTTTTTAGTAACAATAGTGAGTACGGGCACATTTGCCATTCCTGAATTGTGTAAGCTAACTGGCTGTTTTGAATAACCGTACTCTAGGAGTTTTTCGGCTATTCGAACTCTTAAATTTTGTGATTTAGAATCTTCTTTACCCTCAAGGGCTTTCAATTCTCCATTTAAAATATCAATAGGATCAATATTTAACCTTTTCATTTTTGCTACTGAACTCTCAGGCCCTGTACTTGGGTCTTTAGGAACGGGTTTTCTTCCTGCACCTGGTCTGTAGCCACCTGACGGCATAATGATCTCCTATTGTTATTTTAAATGCCACATATTTCGCACTGTGGTCTGTAAGGCCAACATTCTAAAATAGGCGATAATAACACATACTATTACCGCCCATTACAAGATCAATTAGATGTTACGTTCTCTCATTCTTTTCTTTTTCTTAGAATTAATGATATTCGCTTTACGAACCCTAACCTTCTTATCAGAAGGCTTTTCGTAATACATCTTTTCTCTTAGACCCTTTACAAGACCTAATTTAGACATCTTAGTCTTCATTTTCTTAATTGCCTTTTCGACATTATCGTCTCTAAGGTTTATTGTGAAATTAATCGTCATAAGACTCCTTAAAAGATTAATTGAATTAAAATAGTAGCAACAAATCCTAAGACAAAGCCGATTATGCCCTCTCGGTAGAGGACACATTTAAGCTTAATTTTATCTTCGGTTTTATTACACCACTCTAACATCTTATATAACATTCTATCAAACATACTTACTCCTATAGGTTATGCAAAGGCAAATTCAGATCTTAAGATTTCTGAACTATCTAATTGTCCTTGCTTTATTTTTGGCACTAGATTACCAGTCTCATTTAACACATGCTGAAGCGGATCAGAGTCAATTATTAACTTAAACTTCTCTCTAATTACTTTTTGCATTTCTTTAACATCACAAGCATGGGCCCCGTATGAATCGTGAGCAGTTACAATGTCAAAATCACATTCATCAACAACTACCATTAAATGGAGCGAGTCTTGGTTATGAATCGTATTTGGACTTATTGCAGCTTTTGATTTAGCAAGATTCATTATTGGTAAGTCAGATTTAATTTTAAAATCTACTAAATCAACCCAACCATATTTCTTATCATTGCCTTGAACATACATACCGTCTGTTAACTTGGCGATAGATGTTTTATATTTAACGTAGTTTTGAGTAAATGGAAAATTACTGATTAAAGTATTATGAGAGTATTGCTTACCTGTCTTAGTCATATAAGCCTCACAATTATCTTTAAACATTTTCATCACATTACTCACTTCTGGGAACTCACTCTCAATAGTGTCAAACACCGTAGCACCTAATAGTCTTGCAGCACTATGCTGTTTGTTACTAAGGTAAACATTGTCTATATCTTTTGTATCTGCAATGATATTAGCCCCCATGCCCTGCTTCGTACTAGAGTAGCCGTAACACATTACTGACCTCTTCACGATCTTACGCCAAACTTTTATTGTGAACTTGGCTTTTGACCAGTATATAACATCGGTCAATTTAAGTTCTTTTTTATACTTAAGTTGATAATGCTTAACAGCCTTCTTCTTATACTCAACTCTAGGGTCATTGTTTAACTCAGCCATTCTGAATCTATTTCTTAAACGTTCTATTGTTTTAAAATATAGATCATAGTATTGCATAGCAAGTTCAGTAGCATCAGAAGCGTCATCGATTAACTTATCTTTAACTTTTGTAGCTACATGTGTGTACATATCGCCTGGTTTACCATCAGCAGTAGGTTTAACATTAACTAGATGGGCATTCTTATTATCCTTAGCTAAGCTAAACAGGTGTTGCAAACCGTTTGTTGATCCATCTCTATAACAGATAGTATGACTAATAAAATCTTCAGTCTTACCACCCGCAACAAAGTGAGCATCTAATTCAGCTAACTCAATAACTGCTGATAAGAACTGGAAAGGCTCTTCACTTGCCATCCAGGCTTTATTGGCTTGAGGGTCTTTTCCCATAGATACAAATTCGTAGTATTTATTTTCTACAAATTTAACTTTACCTTCATGAGTTAACTTATCTTCACCAAACATATTTGCTATATGATGATACAACTCATCTAAACCACCATCACCTAATGGTTTGCCTTCAGCAAATGTGAGCATACCTTTAGAATTATCAGATCCTATCTCTGATAAAAAAGCTGCTAATGGATAGAAACGACCCCTACTATCACAAGTATATTGTTGATAGAATACTTTACCAACATAAGGCTCAGTAGCATTCAACACTTGATAGGCTTCAGCTTCTTTAGCAGCTTTACGTTCCTTAGTAATTGTATCAACACTGTTATGTTCAAAACATTCCTGGTTATTCTCTAAAGCCCATTTATATGTTTCAAATATTTTAGGCTTAACAGTGTAACCAATAGCTTGTTTCTTATTAACTGCATTAAGTACAATCGGTGTATTGTTTGGATTGATCTTAGCTAAAGTATCAACACTAGCACCCTTAATAAGTTTTAGTGTTTCATTATTTCTAGCCTTAACCGTTCCATACTCCCAGTCAGTCGCTTTCTCAAGCATCGGTTTGTATGGGCATGCTACCTCATTAAACTCTTTCACAAGCTTCCTTAAGTCACCACGTTTATAACCCGCATACACTTTGTAAATTGTCTTGGCTTTATTGTATTGTTTCCAATCATTAACAAGTTTAATTAAAACTAATTCTAATACGGCATAAGCATTTAAGATAAATACACCGAGTCTTAACGAACTTGCAGTTTTACTTGGTAGATTATAATAATTCCTAACCCTCTCACCAATTGCAATTGCTAACTGAGTTAGGTTTTGACCCTCACTTGTACCAGTTGCAATCATACTGTGAGATAATTGTACCATGATATCATAATCCATATTATAATTATCAATCATCCTTACTACCTCAGGCTTAAGATTATTATTACCTTTACTAATTAACCCATCGTATAGTTCAACTAGTTGAGCCCTTATTCTTATTCCTACTGGGCCTAGTGTCTCTAATTTCTCTAGTTCTTTCTGTAACATTCGCTCTCCTCTTTAAGTTAGTTATTTTATTCTCAGTACTAATTATTATATCTTCGTATTGCTTAAGTAATTTATCAATTAACTTACGTTCCTTTTGGATCTTAAGTTTAGCATTGATATATTGCTTTTGTTTATCCAAAAGTAATTTGAGCCTTGAAGTAAACGTATTGTCTACTACAAGAACCAATTTACTCTTTACTTTCTTTATACTCATAAATGGCCTCTAACTTATCTATTTTACTTGCAAGATCATCTATGTCATGAGCGATCTCATCAAAACCTTTTGATACAATCATTCCATTCACATTATCTTGTTTAATATTTCTTTTTAACTTACTTGATAAACTTAAGTATTGTAAAACATTTACATAAGTTGCAATGCAAATTAAAACAAATATCCATAACGGTACTTCAATCATATTTAGACTCCTTTTATTATTAATTTACCAATAAACATTATTAGCAAGAGCATTTCCTACTATAACTATTACTATAGCCATAATAGATATTTTCATATTATCTGACATTCTATTACCTATTGTTAGTTATTAATTAAAAGATATTTCCATCATACCATCACCAATGTTTTTGGTTTTGACACTAGAAAATTTCTCTTTTAGCTTTTTAGATAGTTTTTTATTATAAACATCAACTACATTTAATGTTTTCTTTTTAGTTTTTTTCGTAGTCTTTTTATTTATATTATCTGACATGGTATTATCTCCCTTTTTATATTAGACGTATCATCATCATATTGCTCACTAGCTAATTTATCTAACTCACTTAAGTCATATAAAGATCTGTTATTTCCGCTTTTGATATCAGCATCAATTACAGAATTTACATACGCCTGTTTATTATTTTTAGTTTTCTTAACCTTACATTTTTGATCTTCACCATCAAATGGTAATGGTGGAACATACTCAGTACCTTTATTTATTTTAGTCATCGTATTTACCTCTCTGTTTTAGTTATTAATTTAATTATCTCTAACATTGCATCACTATCAATTTTTTTATTGTGAAACAAATTAGATAAATCAAGTATTGATTGTTTATGCTCTAATTGTAAACTTATTAAATGCTCTAAAGTACTAATTGTGTAATTCATATAAAGTAAAAACACAATTAATACAATAGCAATAGATATTCTATAAAACCATTTCATTATTACCTCTCTATTATTGTTAGTTATATTTGATATATATTCTATCCTCAAACTCATCTGTCCAAACCTTAGCAGTTGGAAATAATTTCTCGATAGTACTAAAAATAGTATCTAAGTTATTATATTCACAATCTACTAAGTGTTGATAATCCAAATATTTATATGGTTTACCATTCGCTTTTGGACTCATTGAGATATTAGCAGTATCTAAATTGAACCCGTTATTATCTACAACGGGCCCATTCCAAATACTATTCAATGCATTTTTTAACTTATCCCAGTTATCAACACATTGATTAACACTTACCTTACATTTACTATAAGCTTTCATATTATATCCTCTCAAAGCCAACGTCAGCTACAACGTAAGTTACAGTTCTATATCCATTACCACTTTCACTTGGGTAACAAATTTCCATAACATCACCAACTGAAGTTGATCTTGTTTCAACACCAGGGCACATAGTAAACTTACCTTTGTTATCTGAGTGTATAGATTTTTTAGCATCTTCAACCCAAGAATTTTCAATGTTCTGAGTTAAACGATAAACTTCTTCACAAGCAGTTAAAGGATCAGTGTAAGGTGTTGCAGTAACGTAAGATGCAACATGATCTCTATCTTTTTCAAAAGCACAATGAATTAATCTCACTTGCTCAATCTTATATTTACTAAAGTTACTCATATTAATTACCTCACATAGTTAGTTAGTTTATACTCAGCCCACTGTTTAGCAGCAGACAATAACTTTGGAAAATGTATAGCAACTGCATTAACAAATTTAACAGTGACATATTTCCAATTCTCATCAGTTATAACAGTATCGTAATTAGAATAATCATGTCTTAATAATCTTAATTGATCATGATGTTTCTTAAACTTGATACTGTTATATTGATCTATTGATAATTTAAACGTTATCATTATTTACCTCTCAGTTATTATTATTATCCGTAGTATTTTCTTGATGTTAAAATCTCATCAATCACATTTAACTTACGGTTCAAAGAACTAACCGTTAAATCACAACTTAATGCTTTTGCTTTTTTAAGTTGTTTAGAAAAACTATTACGAAAATTAATCAAACATACATTTGAATAACAAGCGTATTGTTTTCTAGGTCTTTGTTTACGATTATTTTTCTTACCCTTATAGTAAGTTGTACCAACAGCAGTAATTCTGTTGATTGGTGTCATGTAGTAAATTGACATTAATTATCCTCTCAATTTAAGTTTAACATTTTTATACAAGTGAGTAACATCTTTTACTTCACTAGGTATTTTTTGATCAGCAGTAAGTCTTAACTCTAAAGAACCCTGCATTGGTTTTTTGTGAAGTGCAACATTCATATGTGCTTTAATAGGTATATAAATACTATTTGTTGTTTTAAACTTTTGTTTAGTTCTTTTCATTTTATTCTCCTCTTAAGTTTCATCCATCTGGGAATCATCAGTCAAGCTAATGCTCAATACTCAATTAGATGTTTTTGGATTCAAATAAACTTCTGGTGGTTAGTCCCAAGACCCGCAATGTTAGCGTATAATACCCACTTTAAAGTTTAAGCTACTACCCAAAAACTATGACACCTACTACTAGCCGTGTGGTTGCCTATTTGCCTATGCGAGGAACAATTTTCAGATCCGTAGGTTTTAATGCATTTCAAGATTTCCATCTAACCTGGTTTTTTATGTTTTTAAAGTAGTAGAACCTTAACTAATACTTAACGATGAAATAAATATATATTAATAAACCTAATATGCAATAGCTAAATCTCTATTTGACCCATTTTGAGCACTGTTATTATACGCCATATATTAAGCTATTATTGATAACTAATTAACACATAAACATATCGATTGAACGCCCATAGCCCTATCCTAAGGGGGGTCTATTAGATTATTAGTAGATCTATCTATAGATTAATTAGGGGATATATTAAGGTACTTATTAATGGATATATTAAGGTTATACTTGGGCCTAGGGCCTTAGGCCTTTAGCCTATAGCCTATAGGAGTCTTTTTTTTTTTTTGATTCTTCTGTTAGGCCAACATTCTGAAATACTATATAAATCAACACTTCTAGAGGCACTAAATGAGCCTTAAAATCAACTATTACTTGTATTATAATATCCATATAATCCTTATTTCAGAATGTTGTCCTCTCAGAAGAACATTTATTTGTTTTTGAGCCTAACTAAATCTCCTCCTCTAGTTGGGCTCACTCTAATGGGGGATAAGGATAAACCATACGAGGTTTTTATGGAAAAGTGTTTACAATGCAATGATGACACAAGATATGATGAGTGGGCTAACCACGATGAGAAAATTTGTATAAGTTGCGGAACTGGGAATAACGATGTTTGTTTACCAATAAAAGATATTGATGAACCAAAAGAAACTAATCAACAATAGGAAACCAATGGAATTATAATATGGCTAAGAAAAAAGATACAAGCTTTGAACGGGCTAAGGTTAGGAAAAGACCTGGAGTTCATTCCAAGAGTCCAAATAAAAAGACTAAGTTAAATCAAAACAAAAAATACAACCGTCAGGGAAGACCCTGAACTGTTGTTTGCAAATAACAAAAAAGGAGAAATAATATGTTACTAAATAATGTTAGCATTTCGTGGGTTAAATTCGACCCTATGAACCCTGACCAAGGCTTCGACAAAAAAAGTCCTCAGTATAGTTGTACTGTTAAAACTGAAAATAGAATTGATGCCGAGGCTTGGAAAAAGGCGGGAATCAACGTTAAGCCGTCGTCTGAGGAAAATGGCAAAGTTACTTACTCAGCCACTCTAAAAAAGAAAATCTTTTTAGACGCTGATGGCAAGAATTCTACCAAACCACCTGCTGTAGTTGATAAGCAACTTCAGCCGATTACTGACACAACTAGTATAGGGAATGGCTCGATCGGTAATGCTCAAGTACGCTTGAAACCTTATGAGTATATGGGCAAAACGGGAATCTCAACTCAGCTTTTAGCTTTACAGGTAACTGAATTAAAAGAATATCAAGGTGGCGAAAGTTTAGCTTTCGAGGCCATTGATTCTGATAAAGACGTTATCTAATTAATAATAAACTTTTGGTGGGCCCTAACGGGCTCATCAATTTAATTAACAAAAGGATTTTAAATGTTTCATTGTTTTACTGTATCACCTGAGATTATAAAAAAGATTAAAGATGGTAAAAAGAAAAATGCTCTTAAAGGATATTATATAGATGTTGAGGGTAAGCAGATTGGTTTAATGAATTCTGAAACTGATAAAATAGATTTGGTTATTAAAGTTGGACAGATTTTAGATTTAACTATTTTAAGCAGAGATGAAAAAGAAATGATTATGGAAGATGAGAATATTGCTCAGGAATTAAGACCTTACTTTGCATGTAATTATCTTTACACAATAGATTCTTTTGAGAATATTCAATGAGTAAGTTTACTAAAAAATTTGATAGAAACCCTAGAGATTTTTATCCTACACCTTATGAGGCGGTTATACCTTTATTAGAATGCCTAAAGCCGAAGACCGAATTTATAGAGCCTTGTGCGGGTAACTATGCCTTGGC